CGTCATTCCGTTCGGGCCGGTGGCCGTGATGGTAAACGTCTGGCTCTGGACCGTAGTAGGGGTGCCGTCAATGATTCCCGTGGCGGAATGCAGCGTCAGCCCTGCCGGCAAAGTGCCCGCGGTGATGGTCCATGCGGTCGGCGGAGTATCGAACGCTCCCGCAATCTGCGTCGAGTAGGCGGAGCCCAAAATCCCAGGAGGCAGAGCCGAGTCCGTTCCGATGACGCAGGAGAGCGCGGCGACGATCAGGGTGAAGGTTTTGTGGCATGACATGAACGTGGTTTTGGTCACGGTCACCTCGAAGGTGTACGTTCCCGCTGCCTGCGGAGTACCGCTGATGTTCGCGCTATTGTTCATCGTCAACCCGGGCGGCAGGGCTCCGGCTGTGATCTGCGCTACCCAGCCGGGCAGGTCGGATTGAACGTCAATTTGCAGGATGTAAGAACTGAGCACTTTTCCATCCGGCAGCGTGTCGGAAGTGTTGATCGAGCATTTGTAGGAAGTTACTGGCGGCTTGTCAGGTGGAGGAGTTCCCCCGCCAGGGGTGAAATTCCAGTTGGTAGTTCCGCCGCGAGTCGGAAACGTGCCGGGAAGAACGCACTCGGGCATGATCTGTTCTTCCGTTTTCGTGGGCAGGTTGGCCATGCCTCCCGTAGCACTGGCGGGGCATGAGGTAAAATCAAGCCCTTCATATTGCGCCTTTATGCGCGGCCAGGCGTGGAGAAATAACCCACGAATCCGGCAGAATCCTTTGATGACGAGTTTAACCTGAAACTGGTAACCGATGGTTGAGGGACGCCGTTTCATGGCGTCACAGTCGAAGCCGCACGGATCGGGAAATACCACCGGAAACACGGAACCTTCGTTGAGCGGCATACAGGGATAGGCTGCCGATCCCAGCCCGATGTCCTCATTCGTGGCCGCGCAAAACTCGGTATTGAACCACTTTTTCCAGCACGGGTCTGCGTCATGCCGATAGTAAACATCCATCTGGATCGTTCCGTAAACACGATCAATCCAAAGCTCGCCGCCACACAACTGCTTCAGATCCAATTCGTAACCACTGGATGCCCAAGTGAACGCCGGGAATTCCGGAGACCACGTAACCCGGTTGGTCCCGTTTTCAAGTTGGTTGTTGTAAGTCAACTCCCAAAGTTCCAGCGTGTTATCCACGTCGGATACAATGGTGGTTATGGCGCGCGGCTGACCCTCATAGTCCACGGCAATCAGCTCTACGAATTGGAGGCCGTCATACGCGCCTTCCCACGCGGCGCTTTTTCGCTCCCCGAAGTTGGTCACGGTGTCAAAATCCAATACCAAAACGGCGCGATGGATGACGTTTAATCCGTCCGTCCCAATTTGCGGAAGGCTTAGTGTCAGAAACCGGGAATCGAAATAGATGCTGCTGGCGAACCGCATCAGGGCGCGGTCGGTGTACTTCAAGACCCGATCCACATTTTGCGAGATGGACGTATTGCCTGGCTGGTTGAAATACTGGACCGCACGAATCAGAGACCGGATGGCCGGATCGAAAGACTGGTAGTACAGATCACCGTTAATCGGAATCATGGACCGATGCCCGCACGGCCCATTCACCAACTGGACAATGGGCTGGCTCGGCATGTTCGCGCCATCCGCTGCGATCCAATCTTTCCGGCTGACGGGGACTTGAGGATTGAAGATGCTCTTGCGTGTCCCAACGTAAAGCGAGCCTTGGCCCAAGGAAGCATTCAGTTGGGCGGAATGCACGATGGCTTTGATGTTGCCAGCCATCGTCGGCAGAGTGAACCCATCGCCACCGATAGCCAGCGGATTCTCCGTCACCTTCAACACCGCGTCCCGGTATTTGACTATGGCCGTACCCGAAGCCTGGTCGCCCACGATGTCCCCGGCGCTGTATTGGCGCCCTTGAGCGTACCAAAGGCGATTCTCGTAGTAATCCATTGCCGTCGCTGCTGGGATCTCGTTAAAGGGCAGATGTCCAGTGCCGGGGATGTTGACCGGGCCGATGATGCCGACGCTGCGGCGCAGGCCCGTGCCATCCCAAAACAGTGGAAGCGTCCTGCCTGCCGAATCGGTCAGCGGCGGATTCACAGGTCCGGGATTGAAATAGTCCCCTGCCTGGATCACCAGATAGCTCTCGGCCTGGCAGAAGAAGCACATTTCAGCACGGGCGGGATCAGAGGGATGGAGCAGTGCTGGATCACCAAAGGTTAAGTCCGCCACCCGGAACGGAGGCTGCAAGTCCACGGCATATACAACCCCAGAAATGACGCAGATCAAATAGGGATACCCGTTGTCTGGATCATAGATGTATCCACCTTGCCAGTAACCACTAGGCAGCTTTACCAGAGGTTGCCAGCCAGCGCGTTGCGTGATGCCGTTATCCCGCACCGTGGCGTTGTTGAGCCAAGAAAGCTGGTTGCGTGCCAGCCCGTTGGTGTTCAATTCTGAGGCAATCGTCGTGACTTTGCCGCTGTCCACACCTCCGGAGAAGTCAAAAGCGCCATCGGTATAGTATATCTGCTTTTCGGCCATAAGCCATACGCACTATCGCTCACGAGCAAGTTGCACGATGATTATATGTCCTTGCTAACTGGCCTGCTGTCAACGTAATTAGAGAACGTGCTGAGATACGGCATAGAGTGGAATGTGGACAACCCCGTGGCCGTCGAGATGGCGCTGATTCGGTCGGGCGGCTCCATGCCGTTCGGTTCGCAAACCATCGGCCTCGGCCTTTTTCACCATTACCGCGAGCTTCAAAGCCTGCTCTGGCCCGAGGACGATCACCACCGCTGGAGCGACCTCATCCTCCGCGAATACCTCGCCAACCGCATCACGGTTATCTGCGGCAGCCGCGATTCATCGAAGACCCGCACGATCAGCAAGGCTGTGCTGTGCGATTACTACTGTTACGCCGATGAAACCCTTATCCTGATGACCAGCACCAACATCCGCGGACTGGAGTTGCGCGTGTGGGGCGACATCAAGAGCCTGCATGACCGGGCCAAGGAACTCTGCCCACGCCTGCCGGGCAACGTCGCGGACTCGAAGCACGGCATTTTCACGGACAGCATTATCGAAGGTGAGGAGGTTCGGGACATGCGCTGCGGCATAATTGCGATTCCGATGTTGGGTTCGCAGGGCGAGTACATGGGGGATGCCCTGCGCTCATTCTGTGGGATCAAACAAAAACGGAGACGGCTAATCGGAGACGAGTGCTTTCCGGCTGGTACGCTGGTGGACACCCCAGCGGGTCCGCAAAGAATTGAGACAATCCATCCGGGCGCTACAATCCTGAACGCGATTGGGATTGATAGAGTGCTGGGCGTCAGGCGATCATTCTCTTCATCGCTCTGCCGCATTACAACCAAGGACGGAAGGAGCTTCGTCTGCACCCATAACCACAAATTGCTCACCCAAAAAGGATGGATAAAGGCTGTTGACATCAACCGAGCACATTACATACTAAGCGTATATGAGGCAATGCGCGTTATGCGGTCGGATGTATGCTCGGTCAGGACAAACTACTCGCTGTCAGCAGTGCGCGGAGCAACCGAGGCCGTGCGAGTTCTGCGGGGAAACATTAGTGCTTTTGAAAAACAACTTCACTCAGCGTTTCTGCAATCAGAGTTGCGCCAGCAAATGGAAGCAACGACAACCCGAATTCCGAGCGAAGTTCTACACCGAAGCGAGAGCCAAGAAAATATCCACGGCAAAACTCAAGTGGCATCAGGATCACCCGGAATTTGCGGACACTCTCTCTTCACAATTGAAGCGACGGAACTGGATGATTGGAACCCGAATCACTCCAGTACCGAAGGCAGATCCGTTTGCGAAAGGCAGTCGGGGAGGGAATGGACGAGGGCCTACCGAGGCCGAGAAAATACTGGCCGGGCTTTTGAAAGACGAATCTCCCATCAACAATTTTGTGATCCGAACCGGAATGGGACATTGCGGCTACCCAACTCACTACAAGGCGGACATTGCGATTCCGAGACTACGTTTAGTCGTCGAGGCGGATGGGACAAGCCACTACAATTCAAAGGCGCGAGAGCGAGACTTCAGGAAGGACAATCTACTTGCGGCTCTTGGGTGGAAAGTTGTGAGATTCTCGAACCGTCAAATTCTGAAGCGCCCAACGCAGGTGGAGATAGAGTTGCGGTCTTTAATCTCCACGTTGAAAAGCACCACAGCTACTCAGTGAATGGGTTCCTAGTCAAAAACTGCCAGTTCATCCCCCGCGAATACCTCAAGGTCCTCGATTCGCTGGACAAGGGCGACTTCAAGGCCGCATTCCTGGGCAACCCCATCGCGGACAACGGCAAGGCGTTGGACTCGGTTAGCCGCCCCAAAGACGGCTGGGATTCTCTGGGCGAAGTCACCGCAACGAAAACCTGGGCCAACGAGTATAACGGCGTGACGATCAATCTGGTGGGGACCGACTCGCCCAATTTCGATGCCGCCACGCCCAACAAGTATCCTTATCTGGTGGACCAAGGCGACGTGGACCGGGTATCGAAACGACCGGGCGGCAAGGATTCACTCGAATGGTGGTCGCAGATCATGGGCGTGCGCAAGGCCGGGGCGGTGTCCAACCGCGTGCTGACGGTGGCTGAAATCCAACGCTACGGCGGGTTTGACCCTTGCATCTGGTCGGGCGCCCCCACGGTGAAGGTGTATGCGATTGACGCCGGGTTCGGCGGGGATGAGTGCGTGCGGACCTGGCTGGAGTTTGGAGAAGCGGTGGATGGCCGCCAGTTGATTCAGTTTGGCGACCAGAAGGTAATCCCCATTCTGATGAGCGCGACCGACACGCCCGAGAAACAGATTGCCAAGTACGCCCGCGGTGATTGCGCGACCCTCGGCATCCCGGCCTCACACCTGTTCTTCGATGCGGGCATGTACGCCACGCTGGCCGTCGAGTTGGCCCGCGAGATGTCGCCCGAGGTCAACGCCGTCAACTTCGGAGGCACAGCCACCGAGCGGCCCGTGGACAACAACACGTTCGTCTGGGATGAAAAGACCCAGGCCAAACGGCTCAAGACGTGGTACGAGCACACGTCGAAATTTGTCACCGAGTTGTATTTCGTCGTTCGACTCCTCTGCCAATGCCGACAAGCCAGGAGCTTTCCAAGGGAAGCCGCCGAAGAATTCGGCAGAAGGCAATGGAAATATGTTTACAATGACAGGTATGAACTGGAAACCAAAGATGAC